CGTGCGGTAATCCGTGCATAACCCTTGCAGCTTATCTTATAATGCCTTCCGGCTCCGGAAGCAATACCGGTAGTATTCGATACGCGACCGGATTCAAAAATTACCGACGTGATTTCCTTTCCTGTTAGTTCATCTAATCTGTTCCCTATCGTTTTAAAAGTTTCTTCATTTTCGTAGTTATCGGTATATGGTACATAATCAGTAGCATTATTCCCCGACTCGACCATATTCTGTGAGAGCTCAGAAGGTAATCTGAATGTAAATGCGGCATACGATGCGTTATAGGAATCATTGGTCAATGTCATGTCCTTATCATTTGAGCCTGTTCCTGTTACTAGGGATGACAATATAGGATTAAAATCATCATCATACAGGCAGGCATTACATTGGAAGAAGCCGTCTGATGATGATGCGGTCAATGCTTGTCCGTTCTGTATGGGGATAAATAGGCTTACAGCCAATGCAGATGAGGGCGTAATAATGCCATTGCTGTCCACTTTCTTGCCTTCAAGGAGGAAGGACGGGTTGAGCAGATTCTTTCCAATACTCGCTTTTTTTAGCAGACTATCGGATGAAATGATTTTATAATCTAACTCGGAAAGTTCTTCCGTCAGGCTCTTGCGGCTATTCGGATTGACCACCGTATCGGTTGTAGTTGCCGGGTAAATGGTTTGGCCACCTTTGGTCAGCTTATATATTTTTGCCATAATAAATCTCCTATATTTCTAGATTAGTAACTGTTTCTTCTTCCTCTTCCGGTGGCAGAGGAGGTACAAAATCACTCAGCACATCTTCATATTCATTATCCGACAATGGGAACGCCTGAATTGTATTATATGCGGCATAATCGGGATAAGATGTTATTTCCACCGTGCTTTCATCGGTTTTCCCGGTAGTCAGTACGATTCCTGTATCTTCAACGGAAACAAGGTTGCAGATGCCATCCTGAAAGTCGGAATCGGATATGAAGTATTCACGTTTGACCTTCAACATACCGGGAGAAAAACAGGGGTTGTCAAAAGCGACAAGCAGGTTGCCGTCTTCCATGCGGCTGCAACCGACATACTCATGCCCGTCAAAGGAGGCTATGAACTTTCCCTTGAATGGATTGAAGTAAGTGAACCGGAAAGGAGTATTCACATCCCCGTTCAAGTTCTTCTCTATGATTTTAAAATCGGACTGATAATTGATTCTCATAACTATAATATTGATGTTACATCGTCTATCTCCTCGGCTGTCAGGTAGCTGGATAAGTCAACACTTCCGCCACCTCCTGTCGTGCCAGTGGCACTCCATGTTCCCTTTGTTTTGCATTGATATATAGGACCCGGTATGGTGTCACCCACAACAGCCCAGTCACCTACAACAGGAGATGGAACAGCCTCTTCCAGTGATTCAAGAGTAGAGAACAACCCCTTGTTGCGGATACCGTTCTGCTTGACCTTCTCCACTTCGGTGGAAGTCTTGCTAAAGTTGTTGTTAAGACGGTCTGCCGCCTCACTCCAAGTTCCCGTTTTGTTAATAGTATTCAGTTCCATATCACTTCACTTTATTTGGGCAATTGGTTTTGATCCCATACAATCTCAGAACCTTTAACCATAATTATGCGTCCTCCCATTATCTGGGTCTGATATATATAACCGTCACTTCCTTTTTGCTCCGCGACCATACTATCCGGGCGGAAATATAATCTATCACTGCTAGAAGGATCGAACATGGAAATACTGGGAATCATCCCTCCAAGCCCGTACTGTAGGGAGATACTGAACAGTTCTTCCTCATTATAATCATACATTCTGATAGACGGTACGGAATACTCATCCTCAGGGGATATTACGATCTTGTAACCATTGGATGATATGACATTGACAGTACCACTAAACTCTCCCTCTCCTTTTATCCAGATATTGCCATCCTCATCAATTTTAAAATTGCCGTTAGGTGACTTTACATTTTTAAAGATTCCGCTTTCCGCATTGACTTCACCTCTGAACTTGCCACCTAGAGCATAGATATATCCTCTTAAGAACACATCACCGCCATGAGTGGCAACGAAGTTCGCCATGTTCGCCCATTCCGTATCTGTGGGCTGGTAATTAGGATCATTACGGAACCTCATTACGGTCAGAATCGCCTGTTCAAGTTTTCCTCCTGCCCAAAACGCCACATCATCATCGTCATTGTATATGCCGCTAACTCCGGCTGTGACCTTCTGTAACTTGCCATTCTTGTAATTACCCAGTTGGATCATATTGGCCAATATCAGACCACCAAGAATATCCACAGATCCATCCTTGATTGCGCTCGCGATATAATTGATTGACTGGAAACCGGCTGTTGCCTTGTCATTGTCAAGAATTGAAGGCTTCCAGTCAGTAGCAATGGTCCCACGCTCTAGTTGAAGGTCACAAACGGTTGCGGTACCACTGATAAGAAATATACCACTGCCATTGAAGGTGATCTTATGGGTATATCTCTGATAAGAGGATGTGAGAGGTTGAGAAACACTGAAAGAACCGCACGAAACAGACACAGACGTACCCTTTGCTTTATAACTGATAACATAACTTTCTCCTTTAATCAATGATACGGACTGGGACAAACTACCGATTGCGGCAGAGTACCCGGAGCCGGCATCACTGTCCGCAGATACGGTAGCCACTCCCGTCCAATATTCCAGTTGCTTGCTAAAAAGTTCGGTATCCGCCGATAGCTCGGTAGCGGCAGACAGGTCCTCTGTTTCATAATCTCCGGTAAACCCGGAATTGCGCAACAGATTGACACTTCCGACAGCCGCATTGTCTATCGCATCCTTGGCCTCTTGGGCAAGATCTGCGGCCGCCTGTATCTCATTCGGCAGACCTTCCATATTACGCCATCCGGTGGAACCCTGCTCGATATGGAACATACCTTTGATATCAACACCTTTATCCTGAGTGTATTCCATGTAAGTGGTCCGGTCCTTGTCGCCAATATACGTATCTCCGTACACCTTCATCCGGGCCTTGCCGGTAGACCTGTCAAAATCAAAAGAAATAACGTCTTTCCCGGTCAAGGTAAAATCATTAATACCCTGATACATGATGATGGACGGAGAAACTTCGTTCACCGAAGAGAGAATTATCGCCGCCTGTCTGGTGATATCGGTCTTATGGCCTAATCCCACGATATCATCACCTGCCACCGGAACATCGTTCTCGACATTAGGATCACACACGGTCTTGGACAGGTCTATATAATTCTCACCTACTGCTGTGACCAACCGCCAGTAATAGCGGTTGCCGACATGATGAGAAACGCCAGTCTTGATATTGCACTCCTGTGCGATGGCGAGAGATCCCGGAGTAAACTGGTTCTCTATCTCAATTCCGTCTTCCTCTTCCTTGAAATAACAACGGTAGACATCATCCAACTCATCCACACGGTTGCATTTCATGCCTGCATGGGAAATCACCTGCTCGCCACCTACATACGTCTTCTTCTTTACTTCAAGCTCGTCAAAAACGGCTTTGACCTTGACATACAGATAATCAACAACAGCCTGTGACATACCGTTCTCAAGTACAGTAATTCCACTACCGTTCTTACCTATCAAAAGACCTTTTAAAAAAGTGATCAGCTCATTGGCTGTGTCGGCGATATCTTTGCGGAGGAACATTGCTAATGAGCGTAAAGCAGAGAACACATTACTATTGCTAGGAGCAGTCGAATCATTTGTACGGATTATATAAACCCCTTTTCTACCTCCACTAGTGTACGTCTGACCTTTATAAGTAAGATTGTCAACTTTATTTTCAAGCTCCCCAATTCGGGAATATGCTGTGCTTTCACCGATTGTATATACAGGAGCATCGTAAGGTAAATCAAGCTTTATTTCAAGACCTATAACTCTAGATATCCGACTAGTCTCAAAAAAAGATTTATTGACAAGCTCTATTCTTTGGCCAATGTCAAATGTCCGGCTGATCATGTTTTCTTTTACCCATGATGATGCAAGGGTAGTATTGTATGTACCATCATCGACCATCATCTTTTTTACACAATCCACCGTTTTATCTCTTAATTCTTGCTCGGCATTTGATACGAGGCCAAGGTCCGTTATCTTCGTACTATCCCAGCCGTAAAGAATGAATTTATCTCCTGTAGTAGGTTTTAATGTTTCATCGGGCAATGTCCTTCCATAATTATCATTGGCAACAATTTCATAGACATCACTTTCAAGTGTTACGCTTCCTAAACTTGTGCCAGCCTTATGAAATGTTACACCGAAATCCATACCATTAAGTAAACCAGACTGGAATACCAACCTAAGTTCTTCTCCATCAATAATATAACTTTCATCAAAGACAAGCCCACTAGTATCGGTTACATAATAAAATGTCTGGGTTACTGTTTCTTGTGTTTCTTCATCTTCTATCGTAGACGTATAACTGCCAACCGTACCAACAACACATTCAGTACGTGGATAGACTTCATCAAGGAATATAATATCTTCAATAGCTTCCTCCTGCGGCATTTCCGTACCTATATCATAACCTTCTTCACCAATATATACCCTTTTACCATCCTTATACCGATAAGCATCAATATACGGTGTTCCTTCTGGTAACATCAACCGCTTTTGAACAATACCATTTACCACTACTGTTTCATCAACAGGCCGATAGTTGGAAGGAATGTTTCTTGTTGATCCAAAAGCATACACACGTGTAGCATAGGTTCCCTGGCTTTCACTGCGCGGCATTTCTTGGGCTTCCACACCCAGCTCTATCCTAACAGCATCTCCATTCTCACAACGTCCAAATCGGATAATATTATCTTCTACCCACCACTCACAATTCCACGTTTCTGCCATGTTAGTAAGAGCATCCAGCAGATTGGTATTCTCATAAGACATCAACTTAGCTGAATCCTCTACTGACGAATCTATAGAAAAATCGAAATCATTACCCCTGTATTTGTAACCAAGAGCTTGTAAGTTTCGGAGGAACACACCTAATTGCATATCCAATGAGGCAGTAAGGTTCCAAGACGCTTCCTGGCCTGCCACCTCCGGCATGTACTTGAATTTCTTATTTTTCCATTTCCAATAGTAAGCATCAAGACGCAACTCGTAATTATAGCCGCCCGTAGACTGGTCATAAGTCGGTGTCGGCAAATCTACAACTTCATATATCTTTGCGAATTTACCACCTAGGGATTCATCTAATATCCCCGACAAGTCCACATAATCACCCATCTTAAAATTAATAGGAGTTAGGACGTTAAAAGGAAGAGTAATGTAATCCTCCTTACCCAATGAATAACGACCTATCGAACCAACGTTGAAGTCTGTGGAGAAACGAATATCTCCTGATATGTTTTTAATGTCTATTAGTCCCATACGAGTATTGTATAGCTTCATACAATGTTATGTAGCAAATATACAAATAAATCACATGATAGCAATTATATTCAAAGAAAAAATCATGTTGTCCTATCCGCAGGATTAGGTTCCACTAATTTCAAGGAAAAACTAGCGATTCCCCTCATAAACTGTGTAAATTGGTTACATGACAAATAAATAGTCTTATACACAACATTTGGCTGATATTTGCTTCTGATATGTAATACCCCAGTGGCGAGTTCTTCACAAAAAGAATTATATCTAGCAAAAAACTGATCTTCGCTTTTAGCCGTAAGATTAAATGTAAGTATAATATTCCTTTCGTCAATCTTGGAATCTGAAGTTATAACTCGCTTGCCGTTTTCCAGACGTGACTTGTTTTCTATAAACTCTTTCATCGGCGGTGGTGTCATTAACGCCGATAAAGAAGAGGTATCCATACTTATTCCCCATGTGGTATAAGCATCCTTATCATTTATATAAAATTCTCCTTCCATGTTACATATTTTTAGTATTATCTACTATCTTATCTAATTTCGATCCTAATTCAAGGATAGGCTTTGTGTATTTTACGATATCTTCCAAATAACCGTTAGTAATCACATGCTGATTCAAGATGTTACCCAACGTAGCATTGCCCTCCGTTGAAATAGAAACCAAAGATCCTATGCCGACAACAACATTTATCATCTGGCTCTTTATTTCCTCATTTGAAACCTGCAATGCTGTAAACCTACCGCTTAGTTCTCCTGCATCTTCATGTGTCATTTCAGTGCCAAACCCTCTTGATGAAGAAGATTGGGAATAGGATTCCTGTGAAATCTTGTCATATCCGGTTGCGGCAGCAAGCTCATCACGCAGTTTCATGGCTTCATCCACATACTTCATATATTCATCTTGCAAGGCTTTCCTTTCCTCTTCGGTCAGCTCGTTATCCTCCATGCTGGCACCAAACTTTTTCCACCATTCCTCCAACTTTTCACTGTATAACTCACCAATCTTATTGGAAAGCATGGCACGCATAAAGTATTCTGATATATCTTCCGATGCTGCCTTCGCATCGTATTTCATATCCATAAGATTGTCTACAAAACTATCATACATAGAATCAAATGACATTCCAGTCAGACCCTCGTAAAGTTCATTCGTCAGTTCTTCCAACGTACCAGCTTGATCAATATAGTCATTCAACTTATCAGTCAGACGATCACCGTATCCACCTTTGCCGGTATTCTGAATGGTTTCCCACATATCTACTGTCTCACGGAGCATTTTCATTTCTTCTGGGGTAAGATTCCAGATATCACCATTCCAATCACGACCAATCTTTCCACTCAGACGGTCTATCTGTTCCTGAGAAAAACCGCCCCAATAATAATTCCAACTATGATGAGAACCAGAATAACGTGCTTGTTCCTGCGCTATACGCTTATAATTATCAATAGTTTCTTTTTGATACTTATAAGCATCCCGGTATGCGGCAACAGACTGCGTTCCCTTGCTTGCCTTCATTTCGTCAGTCAAGTCTTCAATGGCAGTTTGTAACGTTTCGTTACGGTCTGTCAATCTGTTGATAGCTTCCTCGACCTCTTTTTTATTACCGCCAATACCAAACAAAGAATTAAAACCACCGAAAGAAATTGCATTAAGGATATTACCTATTCCATTTTTCAATGAATTCCCAATTGTAACAAACAAGTCTCCAGACAAAACATCACTGATAATCCCACTGACCGCATTTAGAACAGCATCAAGCAGACCACCGACAAGATCACTCAATCCGTCTTTGAGTACGTCAATAATAGACAAAATCCATCCGACAATGGGAACTTCTTGAAGCGATTCCGATGTCTTACCTATGACGTCCTTGAATCCGTTCACGGTTTTGATAATTCCACTATATGCGTTATACAACCCTCCGGATGAAATCTGCTGCAAGCCTCCCAACAAATTTTCCATACTTGCTTTCAGTCTGGTGGCGGTATCAGTCACATTACGCTGGGCCTGATTGGCGATATCCGTCTGTGTCTTTACATTGGCGGATGCAATGTCAGCATTCTGTCGTGCTATATCAAGGGCATTCGCTGTAACCTGCTTTTCTTCTTCTGTTCCACTCTTCTGTGCTTTGGCGTAATCATCCTGTGATTTCTTTAGTTTTTCCAAAGCGGCTGTTTCAATCTCTATGGCATTGATACGGTTTTGTTCGGCTGTATGATAGGCTTTTACATCCTCTCCAAGTTTCTTGAAGTTGACTCCACTTGTACCACCCAAAGACTTTTCCATCTGACTGATGGAGTCAATCAATGATTTCTGACTTGCCTGATCGGAGTTTTTGAACTTGTCGGTTTGGATGTACTTTTTAGCTTCGTCCAAGGCAGGCTTTACCATGTCGGAAAACATGGAACCAAACTCACCGAACACAGTAACCCAATCTATATTGGCTTTTATGGCTTCTGTTTCCTTGTTCTGTATGGCAACATCACGTTGTTTCTCCAGTAACTTTACTTGTGCACTATTAACACCGTTTTCTTCCTGTGCTTTCCTTATTTTTTCCGCATACTCTTGGGCGATAGCCAATTTCTGTTGCTGAAACGTGCCATATTCTTTCAAGTAATCGTTCAAAGCCTGTTGTTCGGCTTTAAGTTGCTCCTTGGTTACATTAGTAATATCTTTATCCCTCATGCTTTCGGCATTGGCATAAGCTTCCGAGATTTCCCGTGCCTGCTTGTCGGTCAACTTGCCATTACCGGCTTTGCTCCATTCTTCCTCCTGTTTTCTTATCGCATCAAGCTGTTTTTGATAATCAAAGTCAATCTGTTCCAACTTCTTTTCCGTGCCTTCTTTCATCAGGTTGATTTCATCTTGCTGATTCTGACGGCGAAGTGAAAGAAGTTGCCCATCCAGCTTTTCTTGGTTTTCCTTTTGCTTTTTTGCTAGATTTTCCTGTCTGGTTAATTCGCTTCCAGTTACTCCGCCCAGATCCTTGTATGCCTTTTCGGATGTCTCCATCTTATCTTTGGCTTCTTTCACCTGTTTCGATGTAGCCGTCTGATCTTTGATTAATGACTCATACCCTTTTTTCGCTTTTTCCCATTCGGCTTTAGCATTTGCCAAATCTTCCTGATATGTAGTTTCTTTTGTTTCCTGTCTGTTCTCAACTTCCAATTGGGCATTGATTTCCGACAAGACATCCTTTCTTGCGTTTGCCAATTCATTTTTCAGGTCTTCGATACGCTGTGCCTGAACCTTCATTTCGGAACGGTTGTTCTCCTTCTTAGCTAAATTATAAGCCCATTCCGCACTTTTTATCTGTTGTTCCAAGGACTCGACTATAGCCTGTTTTGACTGTGTTCTGGATTTTACAACTTCTTCATTATATGCCTTCCAAAAACCAATCAAATCCTGTATATGACCTTTCTCATCAACATATTTCCTAAAGAGTGCTGGGTATAGTTCCTCAATATCTTTTAAAGCTTTGAGTTTAGTAACATCGGCTTCCACCTCGCTATTAATGGTGCTAACAAGACCTTCCAAAGTACGTTTCCGTTCTTCCTCGTCCGTGTTGAGTTTTTCTATTTTATTGTTATATGAATCTAAAGCACGTTCTGCTGACGTTGTATTATCGGATAACGACCACATTGCAGCTCCAAGCCCTACAACAGCAGTTGCCAATAACACATACGGATTAGTAAACATAACAGCGTTCAAAGCTTTTTGTGCCGTTGTTTGCAAAACCAGCCATCCGTAGTGGGCACGTTCGGCAATAGTTAGAGCGGCAATACCTGAAGCTTGTAAAGCTTGCAAAGCCGTGACTGTCATCACAGCCACTTTATATACGCCATAAGTTGCTACAAGACCAACAAGAACTTTTCCCACTTTCTCATAATTCTCAACCAAATAAGAAACACCGGACAGAGCTTCGTTTATAATTCCTTCATTGGCTTTCCCTATCTCATTGAACATGGTGGAAACAGCATCCTCTATATTAGAAATTTGCCCAGTGATTGTCTTGGACTGTTCTTGCATAAGGTTGTAGAACATTCCTCCCTCATTTGTAAGGTTTTGGATGACTTTCTGGACTTCCGGGAATCCCACTTTCCCTGCTTCAACTAAACTTTTTACTTCTCCTTCTGCTACTCCGAATACTTTTGCCAATTCGCGAATCATAGGAATACCACGACCTGTAAACTGATTTAAATCTGCGGTATATAACCGTCCTTGCGTCATGGTAGTACCATACAAATACACAATATCACCAAGTGGCTGAGAAAGGCCGGCGGCTATGTTTCCAAGACGTATCAAGTCGTCATTTACGTTTTCAACATTTTCTCCATAAGCAAGAAGCTGTTTAGCTCCATTTGCTACGCCTTGAAGGTCAAAAGGAGTGGTAGCAGCCGTTTTTACCAATTGCTGCATGAGGGCATTCGCCTTATCCTCACTGCCAAGCATTGTCTTAAATGCAACTTCCAATTGTTGGAATTCTCCTCGGACTTGTGCAATATTTGAAATTAATTCTTTTGCAGTAAAACCAGCTCCGAATGCTGCGGCAGCTCTAGTCATACGGTTAAACAGTTCTTCAATACCTAAACCGCTTTGCTCTATTTGCTTGGACGTGTTTTTTACACCATTCTCTACTTCACGAAGTCTACGTAAGAAATTAGAATTATCACCTGTAATGTCAAAATGTATTCCAGCCATAGGTCTTTTCGATATAAATAGTTCCGTGCAACATCACACGGCATTGCAAATATAACAATAAATGACATAGTTAGAGTCACAAAACACACAAAATATATTCAACGGTTTATTTTCTCATCTTTAATTTTGTTTATATTATTATATAAATATATATTTGTAAAATATTACAACGTAAAAAGCAGAGCAATGGATTTTAAGGATCAAGTTGTACGGCTATCTGATAATATAAAAAAACAAAAAGACAAGATAGCTACAGAAGAAGCTACAAAAAACGCATTTATAATGCCAATGATTGCAGCCTTAGGATACGATGTTTTTAACCCTTTTGAGGTCGTGCCTGAAATGGATTGTGACTTAATAAAGAAAAAAGGAGAAAAAATCGATTATGCCATAATGAAGGATGAAAATCCTATACTTCTTATAGAATGCAAACACTGCAAGCAAGACCTAAACCTGCATGACACCCAACTACAAAAATATTTTGTAGCGTCAAAAGCCCGTTTTGGCGTGCTTACCAATGGGATAGAATATAGATTTTACACCGACTTGGAGAAAATCAATATTATGGATGAGAAACCTTTTCTTATCGTGAACATGCTTGACTTATCAGATGCGGATATAGAGCAACTAAAGAAATTCCATAAGTCATATTACAATGAAGAGGATGTTCTAAGTACGGCAAACGAATTGAAATACACGACAGAAATAAAATCAATATTGAATAACGAATTTGCATCACCTACAGCAGAATTTGTTCGATTCTTCGCACGTCAAGCCTATACTTCAGGTCAAATCACATCGAAGGTGATAGATATGTTTACACCACTCGTAAAGAAATCCATCACATCTGTTATTAATGATATTATTTCAGATAGACTAAATACAGCTATAAAAAACAGCGAGCAAACATCTGACTCACTCCAAACGATAGACAATACATCCATAAATACTTCCACAGAAGATACAGAAGAGAAACTCCCGGACGGAGTTGTATACATGGATAAAGAATCCGGTGTCGTAACAACACAAGAGGAATTAGATGCCTACAACATCGTAAGAAGCATTTTAAGAAAAAGCGTGGATGTGTCACGCATAACCTATAAAGACTATAAAAGTTACTTCGTTGTAAATATCGATAACAGCCAATGGTTCTGGATATGCCGTGTTTCTATCGGAGCAAGAAAAAAGCAAATAGGAATACCGGCAGACCAATATAAGAGTTGTGAATGGATTCAGATTGACAACGTGGATGATATATTCAAATATGCAGACAGACTTGAAGAAGCACTTAAAATGGCAATAAAAAGTTGTGAACGTTAAAATTAACATTAGTATTTACATTATGAAGAAGAAAGTTTTATTTTTACTGACCGTATTTCTTTATTCAATAACATCTTTTGCTCAAGAAAAAAAAGAAGTTATCATTAAAGCTGGTACAATTGTTCCTTTGGAATCCATAAGTAATGTCAGAGCCTCCAAAGCACATGAGGGGCAGAATATTGATTTTAAAGTTTCCAGAGATGTTATCATAGACAAGGTTGTAGCCATACCGGCCGGAACTATAGCCAAGGGGGTAGTGTATGAGGCGAAAAGATCTGCATGGTTTGGGACCAAGGGAAGATTAGGAATCAGGATGCGCTATTTAACTTTGCCATCTGGTGATAATGTGAACTTCTCATCATCTGAAGTATATATAACAGGAAAAAACAGGACTCCTTTATCTGTTGTAATATTCTGCTGCACCTGTATCCCTCTGCCTTGTGGTTCCAAGGCTGAGATGAAAATCGGTTATGAGTTTGATGCATCAGTAGCAAACAATACCGTAGTAATAGTAGAATAGTCATTTTCTGATTATCCTATTTCACCGATAAATTGCGAGAGTTTTTGTATAACCCTCGTGATTTTTTTGCCTTTTATTTGTTGCACTGTTCTATTTGTCGTATTCAATCCCATTTCATGGCTTTGATTTTTGCCATATTTGCAGGGTCATCGGCATTGATGATATCACGGTCTTGAGGTATGTTAACTCGCTTACGTTCCTCGTCAGACAAATATATGGACGTTACGGAATCGGCAAGGAGCAATTGTAAATTGGCATAGCTAATACCCCAAACAACATATTCAAAAGTCCATCCGTACCGTTGACAAGCTGTATCTATCAATGTGCCATATATGCTTTTGCCGCCAAATGTAAGAGAATTATTATCCTTCTTGGCTCTCATGGCTTTTGCTTGCCATTCTTTTTCCTTATCTATTCCAAGGTGTTTTATATATGCTGATATGTCTCCTTCTGACAATACCATAACCAATAGTTGTGCCATACTGTCATTATCTATTTCTTTATAGAAGAAATTACATCTTTCTTGTACAAAATCATAATCAAACAATTCTTCTTTCTTATTGATGGTATGATAGGACAAAATACGGCACACGCTTTCTTTTTTTTCCTGGCACAGTCTCAACGCTTCCATATACGGATTAGCCTTGATAATTTCCAGATTTATGCCAAGACACTCCACAAGCCTTGATATTAGGTATGTTTTTCCAAGAGTAACCGGATATAGATAAAACTGACGTTGATTTACTTTAAAACCATGCGGACGTTCAATTATAGTATCCGCAATGTCCATGTCTATAAGTTTCCCATCTTCTAACATAACGGTTCTTGTTTTTTTAATTAATGCCGGATATCTTCACAGACAACCGGCATGAAAAGACATATGAATAACAAACCAAATTTTCAAAATCGAGCGGAAACACAGATTCGAACTGTAACCTAATGTCTGGTAGACATACGTGCATCCATTACACCATTTCCGCAATACACGTGGGTATAAAGCCCCCACGGCAGGCTATCATCCTGAAAAACTATCCACCTAGACTAGGATTAGGAGCAACTTCAAATTTATCTCCATCTCCAGAATCATCTTCTGGGTCACATTCAACCTTAGTCGGCTTACCAGAAGTAGGCGTTGTTATAATCTTACCCCATTGAATCTGTTTTTTGTCCGAACCCGGCTTCAAAGCATCAAAGGTATACGCCCAAATACCACCATCTGCCGCTGTAAATGAATCCTCAACAGAAACGGTAGTTTTTTCCATACAGAATCCCTGAACATCAGGATCTTCAGGCTGTAAAGCAACAGCATAATTATGTGCTACCACTCCATCACTATCACTTATAGGACGCTTACGCCCTTTTGCAGCACGAATATTGAAAGTAAGAGCATAGGTGTTTTTTCCATACTTTACATCCTCGTTCTCTCCTCCTTCAATCTTTGCTTCTTTCTTGTCACCTTTTGTCGTTGTCAACTGTGTGGAATCCTCTACCGGAGTAGGCAATTCTTCCCATGCAGGTGATACTGCATCAAGGTCTTTAATAAAAATACGGGGCTTACCCCATCCGATTACTGCCATAGTTCTATATTGCTTAATATAGTTAATACTTATTCGTTATTTATCTCAATATACAGCTTGTTGTTGATGAAATGTTCCGTGTGTCCATCCTCAAAAGAAACACCGGTAGACATGACTTTTTGACTACATTCTTTAGGAACTGTATGAAACTCTTCTTTACGTATATAAAAGAGAAACTTACACAAGTCACACAATTCCCCTATACGGAGTGTATGCTTTTCCCATGATTTTGTTCTAGAATTCCATTGGTCCCTAACATAAACATTGACATTCACATAAGCTCGCTGGATCTGACCGCATCCCTCATTGGCAAGTACAGATATGACAATATCCTCCTTGTCCGATTTATCTGGTCTACCCCTATCACTCAATTTCCCGGTTACACTTCTTTCAAGGATTGATCCTTTAATCTTGTGATATACAAATTTTGATATTTCAATGTCCGATTTCATCATTTAGCAATCTGTATCTTTAATTTTTCAAGCATCTTGGGTACTTGGTCTATTGCCCATAGCTCCGTTGACGCAAGCACATCCTTGTTATCCATCGCTTCCACATATTCAGCATAATTCATTCCGGCAACAATAACAAGAGCATAGTCATTGGAATATCTTCTAGCCAGTTCTTCTGCTAAGTCTTTGCCGACTTTTACACCTTGTGAACCCTGCTTCACCTGATTAAAGTCTGAGTATTGGATAATACTGCCATTATGGGCTATTACATAGCCAACTGAGCTACGCAAATTACCAGACTGATCATACCAACTTTTATCACCACCTCTATCACGTACCCTGATAACACATTGTTCTCCAAGATACGACAAAGCGCGTATTGTTAGCCTTTCAACCCGTTGTGCCTCCCTCATAAGTGTATTATGAATTTCATCAAGTTTGGTAGCCATTCTTATACCCATATCCTAAACCCAAATTTTGCACTGAAGCTGGTAACGATGAAAACCTTTCACTTCAAATTCTCTTTCTATTCCTCCGAGCAGACTTATCTTGACTCTATCTCCTATTGTAAAAGCACGGCAGTTTGCTGGTATATTACAAACCTCATAAGAGTATTTACGTATTATGCCATCTTCAAATTCCCTTTCATCCGATTCACCGGCAGGAACAGCATCACAGGGAATTTCACCTTCCCAATGTTCTTCACCTGAATGGTAATCTCCGTTTTCATCCTCGTATCCTGAAGCAGATACAAGGTATTGCAAACGATGTGGATTTCTACTCAAAACAGCCATACTACAACAAACAATCACCTACATATACCGTTGGTTTTGCCTCCAGTTCTACTAAAGGTTCACCAATAGTCTTGTAAATGGAGTTAACACGTAAAAGTATCCGTTCTTTATCTTTATCAGATAAAGCCCCGAAGGACTTGTCTGCTTCAGAGAAATTGATAGCCTGGACCAAAGACCAAAGACAATCAGCTAAAGCTCCCTGGTATTCGTTAGAATGATCTATATCATAACCAAACTCATCATCACCATTGAGATTACGTTTAATCATCACATTCTCTACAAAACCGATAGAAATCGGATAGTGTATTTCGTCTACGAGAGCTTGCTGTATTGTCTTCATGGATTATTCTGATTTATGAGATTCAACTGCGGATTTCAATTTCGCTTCGTCAAAGTCATTCAGCCTGTTCACGGCGGCAATCAGCTTGTCATCTGCAATAGTTGAAGCTAGATTTTTGCCTGTTATTTTATTGAATTCCTTGACAAACTCCGGCTTCTTGTAAGTATTTCCCCAAATAGTGATTTTCACATCCGTACTGTCAGAAGTTTCAGCTGAGGTATCTACCGCCTGAGCTTCCAAAATATCAAGAGAGTAGATTTGATCCACGTTCTCAATAACAGAGAGCACAAGAGCCTGCCCACTCGTAGTTTCGGTAAACGGCTCCGTTGTTCTGTAACGGCTGATGAGTTTGTACTCATCAACGGTTGAATAAACAACACCCTCTACCGGATTTGTCTTTTCCGCAAGCGTTCCCCACACCAAAGCACCGACTTCTTCTGTGGTAAGGAAAATCAACTTGTTCTGGTTCCACGGCTTGTACGGTTTCCTTTTGCCGTTCTTCTCTGAGATGATTGAACGGTCAATTTTCAGGAAAGCAACCCCGTTGTTATCATCCGCAAATGCTTCGTCAAACAAAGATGCTGTCGGAACAGGGAGCTTTGTATTACTGTCAAAAGTCTGACCACGATAATTGGCTACCAGTTCTTTTGCCCCTTGCGTCTGACGCAACTTGTTGTAGGTTGACAATGCAATGCAGATAGTGATGATTGTGTCGCCGTTATTGTCAGCATAAGCCAATACACGCTTAATGTCATCAAGCGTAAGCTCATTCTGCGTCTCAACACCAAAACAGTTTTCAGGCAGATAGCCGAAATTGATACGCAAAGCCGTACCGGTATTGTTTTCATCCTCCACAGCTACAATACCATTAGACAATCCGGTCAGGAAGTTCGCTTCATTCTGTTCGTCAATACCGACAGAGCAAGCAATCGGGTCGGAAGTCAGCTTATTCGCGATGTTCGTCCATTCCGCACCTTGCGCTTTCATTATGTTAACGGTATTGATATCCGATTCAAACATGATTTTTTTCATACCGATTTTCGGCAGAGAACCATTGGCGTGAGCAATGGCATCGCGGCTTTTAATCGGAAGTGGCGAGTTCATCGACACCATGTCGGCTGCTACATAAGTAGTGTTTACCGCAGCGTTAGACCATTTCTGGTCTGCCGAATAAACCTTTCTCAACATAGATTTATGCAAATAGGTGCGTTTGTTGTCACCGTTCCGCTTGCCGTTCACTGTATCTACTACATTCTGGAGTCTCGGAAAGATTTTTCTGATGTACTCCACAAATTGTGATTGTACCATTTTTTACCTCCTCTTTTAATCGTGCATGAATACTAATCCAGGCAACTCCGTCTTCATTGCAGTTTTGATATTATCCACTGAATACGGACTTGCTTTATCATTCACTTCACCATCGTACATGATTGCTGCTAAAGGAGCATCCTTTGTAACGCTTCTTACCAATACACCTACATAATGATGGCTACCGGGCAATGTATCATATTGATCATAATTCGATGCTTTTAGCGGCATAGGCTTGAATAGTGTTTCGTCATCATCTGATGCGATAATAACATGACCAGCCTTAATTACATCATATGGATAATCACTGACATCAAGCGTGCGACCACCAATGATACCAGCACCGTATCGTCTGATTACAACCGAATCAAGACCAGAAGTAATCACCTGCAATTCACTTGCTAAATTTGCTGTTGCACCCATTTTTAATACTTAGTTTTTTGTTAATGTTTAGAATGTGTCAGCCAACGCTTTGATTTCAGCGTCACTAATCACTTCATCTTGTTTTCCCGAACTTTTACCACTTGCGGCAGGCGGATTAGCCAATGTAGACAAACCTGCATCTGCACATTCTTGGTTGTAATTCTTCAGGTCTTCCTCAACTTCCGAATAAAACTCGTCAAACTCCTCTTCGGTTTCAAATTTCATGCGGTCGAAACTTTTCAGGATGCGACTGCCGAAAGAACCCGAATCTTTGAGCAACTCATTGAGCTTGGATTTTCTTGATGTAGTGACTTTTTCACCTTTCAATACCGAAATTTCATTGGTAAGTGTTTCAACCTTGTCAAGCAATCCCTTTGCCCATGCTGGAGCATCATCATTACTTTTATTCTGCTGAGGATCATTTTTGTTTGAACCCGTCTGACGATTGTTTGAAGTGTTCGATGATGTATCATCGCCGTCATCGGTTTCGTCATCGCCATTCTTTTTGCGGTTTTCTTCGATTACTCGATTTGCAAAAGACTGGCTGACTTGCAGGTAGGGGAGAACCGCATCAATAGCTGCTTCAATTTCTGCGTTTACGTCCTCATCGGAGGCATCATCTGTGGAGGTTAGGTTATCAGCAATTCTAGCAGCGATACCCATCACCTCTTTTTTATTGAACCCGAACGCCTTCACTTTCGGTTTCAATTTCAACAAAACCTGTTGTTTTCTATCCATTGTACAATGTTTTAATTAATAAAAACGGCCTGCAAAACATTACATGCAAGCAGACCGTCAACCTTCTTAATCATACATTAAGAGCAATGAATGTATTCACGACAAGTTCGGTTGCATGTAACTTCACATGCTTTATGCAAATATACGAAAAGTGATTCTTTTTACTTCACTTTAATTGTTAAACTATTATAATAAGACACATAGTACGAAAATAATCTTGTACTCCGTGTTATGAAACTGAATGTATCTGTATATAAGCAGTTATTATTTAAGATATGACGGGTTATCCTTTAAAAAATATGGCAAAGTTCCATTTCTCTTTGCATCTGCTATGCGTTGGGAATTTGTGCCAATCCACTGTTTAAATGCATTCGGTACATCCTTGACTTTATTCACACTTTCAGTCGTAGATTCACTTCTACCATCCCATTCCCAAAACTCTTCTTCTGTTTTAAGGATAGGTATTTTATAGCATAAATCATTCGGATGCCAGCCAGTCCAAACGAAATCTTTAGGATATTTACCTGCTAACCTATCGCATATATCCCCATGTGGCATACGGTGATGATGTGAAGAGCTTAGCTTTATTTCGTACCCCACAACGAAATCCATTTGTTTCCAACGCTCATTTTCAGCAGTCCGGTAAGCCATGTTAATTTCAGATCGAGCCAGTCGGATAGAACGGTATTCGCAATCCTTTAAATGTTCTGCACTACCATACTTGTCTTTATAATCTTTTTGCAGTGATGGAAAATCAAGCAGATATTTAGAGATTTGTTTACTCAAAGTAATAGCACTTTTTCCTTTCTGAATAGCGCAAGATATAGCTGCTTCAAGTTCTTGTTTATAAATGGTGGATTGTTGCCAAAGTTTGGCAGAGACATTAAAGCCTTTATCCTTGCGGTTTTGGAACGCTTTCAAAGCATCAGAGTTTACTTGATATAAGACTTTGTATTTTTCCCCATCAACTTGGGCATTATAAGCCCTTAGAACTTTATTTGCCATCAAGTCTTGCACTTCATTACTATTTTTCCATTCTTCACTAATACCTCGATAGATAATCGTATGAATATAATTAACAAATTGAGCCTGTATATCCTCTATCTGTTTTTTAGTCTGTGGGTAATCAGACCATTTAAAAGGATTTTCACTATTAGATGAATAATCAGTGCGTAATACAGCTTTAGCAGCTTCCAAATTCAGAACATCATATATATGCTCCACTAAAGCTACATATTTATTCAGCCTTGTGTTAAGCTCTTGATATTTCTTCTTTTGATTCGGAATCTTAGGTTTTGACATATTGGTTTGTTTTTAATCTATTTATTAGAGTAGGCAGAAAAATCACGGGGGTAAAACAAAAAATATTCTTCTGTTTTTAAGATTGACTCATTTTTTATTGAACTTGTCACATACGTCACGGTTAAGAAAGCGACTGGAAGTGAAAAACGGACAACGGCACATGAAGAACTCACCTTTCAAGTTCTTCTCGTGCCGGTCATAGCTATGCACGCAATCCCGACAATGATACTTAGATTGTGTTATTACTTTTTTTGCCATATACAAGTTTATTCTTTCTTTTATCATCCACCGGATATAAACAATGCTTCACTATAATTTTACCACAGATAGGACAATCTTGTACTACATATTCTACCGTAATTACCTTTGAATGTTTTTTCATATTTATCCCTCCTCAATTCTATCAGGTGCCGGCATTTCCAGCAGCCTGATAGCCTTAATCGTTTTTCTACCTTCTAAAATAGCTTTGCATAATCTATGGTATCCATCTGCTATTTGTCCTACTTCATCCAATATAATAGGGTAGTCTAAAGAACAATCACGAACACGTTTGCATTGAAAGATGAAACTATGAAGCTGGCTGCACTCAAACGGTTCAACAGTCAGGTCTATATTCCACAATGGCATATCACGTACAGGGTATTCCTTTGCTTTCGCGAAATTATAAAGTGTCCGGGCTTTCCATACTTTATTTCCTCTAAGGTATTCGCTTTCGGCAAAGGTCATATTATCTATTGGTACTTTCATGTTATTCCGCACTTTCAAATAAACCGTTCATTCTTGATTGTTTTGCTTGTAAATCCATCGCATCTTCTTTATGTATCTGATCCAAAGTTGCCTCCGCATTATTAGAACCAGCTTCTCTAATAGTTTGCAACTGGCTCTTGATTGGCTTGCCACCATTCTGTTTTATAAGTCTATCAGTCATTGCATCCTCGTCCATTTGGATAAACGGAGTAATGACATGCTCAACTTCTACATTGTCAATCTCTTTAACCCATGAAGTATTCATGCTTTTCAAGAAAGCCTTGATTACACTGCATTCACGCTCAAACGATTCTATCCAATCACCACTTTCATCACCTACTTTCAGATGGGCATCAGTCAGCAAGGTCTGTCTAGCATCAAACCCGATATTTCCTAATGCTTTCATGTTCTCGAATGATATATCCGGAATTTGTGATTGCGACCAGAATAGACTAATCAGAGTACTTACATGGTACTTTAGTGCTTCGATAGCCTGAGACCATGAAACATAAGACACATCACCTCCATTTTCAACACGGAATATCCTACGGCTTTCCCCCTTATCTTCTTTTCCTTGTGTAGCCCCTGCAATTTTAAGGATAGGAGCACTGTTGTAGGCGATAACATCACTATTACGAGAAAGGGTATATTCTATCTCATTACGCAAATAAGACAAACCATGATAAATAGGAACTGGGCGATGAACATAAACACCGGGGATCTTCAATATAGCTATTGGTTCCGCTTTGATTTGTTCCCACCCAGATCCTTGCTGCTTCCACTTGTAATGGATCTTAGAAGTATATGTTTCAAAAAAAGCAATTTCTTCGTCCTTGACTTTCTTCTTGTATTCAAAAGACATAGCAACCATATCTCCCAACTCGTCAAACAACGGATACAGCCCGACGCCCTCCATCGGGGAATAGGTCTTGCATTTCAGCTTAAATTTACTTTGAAAACCATATAGAGAATTGGGATTTCCAACCGTATACCAAATGGTAAATACCTCGCATGACGCAAAATAGGCGTTGCCACGTTTAATATTCTCACTGTCTATACGAGCATACTTGTATATATTCTCAATTGCTTTCGCTATTTGTTGGCGAGTTTCATTGTCCTCAATATTATGATAGACACGTTTTACTGGAATGGAAAACATAAACTCTGTCATCCGTTTTGTAAGGAGTTTTTCAAGACCGATATAAATACGGGAAGCTTTTTCTACCGTACCATCAGATTTTACCTTATCTTTTCGACCAATGTTATCATTTACTATCGAATGCAATGTTGGTTCATAGTCTTTAATAAGATTATCCCATGAGGGGACATAGATTGACTTTCCTTTTAAGTCGTTGATGATATTATCAACCGGGCGCGTAATGTCTAATATAGCTGTTATTTCGTCCATAAATATAGTAAAGTGTCACTTGACACCTTTTTTATATTGATTATTTAGATAGGAATTTATTCACGAAATATATTTGTCCTTTGCCGGTTACTTTGGTAGTGGTTGTTACCAATACCGAACCATCCGGCTTGGTAATTGATGTTTTCTTCAACTCAAAAAGTCCCAATTTCATAGATTTCTGCGTTGGCTGATTATAATAATCACCTTTTTGGCAAAGATAACCGTTCTCTCGCATCCAACCGAACAAACGGTTCTGACCGATATTCACTCCGTTCTGTTGGAGAATTTTTGCCAATTCAGCAATAAGGCACGAACGTTGAGAGGTACATACAGCATCGGCAAAAAGGACTTTAGGAGCATCTTTTTGGATCTTCTGCTCAGCCTCTATAAGACGCTGTTCTTTTCGTTTCAGTGTTTCTTGTGCCACAATAAGCGCACGTGCCATGATTTCTTCTGGAGTGTCGTCCATTTTGGTGGCGATGTAGCCACCTGTCTTACGGATACATGGCAACACTTCGCTTGTTACCCATTTGCGGAACTTTTTAGCTTCAGGCTTACGACTATCCAATATTGTATCATACAAACCATCCTCATCAACAAAATTTGCCTGTTGGATTCCACCGGCTGTTTCAAGGGGATACTTTGAAAGTACATCCTTATCTAATCTTTGCGCTACCTTACTGGGAATCAAATCCAAAATCTGGCATACATCTGCCAAGCAAAAGAAAGGTTCGTTATTTTCACCCATCGCAATTCTTACCTTTCCGAATTGCTCATTCTCAAAAATTTTAATTGTGTTCATAATGTAGTTCCGTACTCCTTCATACGGTGATTAGTTACACATGATGCTGCTCCTTCACGTTAGCATCAAATGCTATGATGCAAATATAATAAAAGTGGCTGTAAAAATGTCACATTCAACAGAAAAACTTACCTTAAATACAATATTTTATATTATCTGTTTGTATTTGGTACTATTTTTAGTACCTTTGCATAAACAAACGATTATGGGTACAAAGGAAAAACTAATAGAACGTATTTTGTCATGCCCAAAGGATTTTACCTATGATGAAGCAAAACGCTTATTCGGGATTTTTGGATACAAGGAAAGCAACAAAGGTGCTACATCAGGTTCCCGTGTTGAGTTTATAGGACCAGACGAAGAAGCTCCTTTCATTTTACATAAGCCACATCCCGGAAGCATTTTGAAATCATACGTGATAAAAGGAATAATTGAGCATATAAAGAAAAACAATTTGATTGAGAAATATAAACAATCTAAAACAAAGTAGTATGGGACTTTTAAAATACAAAGGATATTCCGGTTCTGTAGAATACAGTCCGGAAGACAATTGTCTGTTTGGCAAAGTGCAAGGGATGAGAAAAGCGTCAATCCTTTATGAAGGAAAGTCTGTAGATGAGGTCCGTAAAGACTTTGAGGAATCTATAGACTTTTATCTTGAAAACTGTAAAGAAAGAAATATACAGCCTGAAAAACCTTATAGTGGGAAGTTAAATTTGCGTATGTCACCAGACTTACATTCCCGTGTAGCCACTTTCGCTTCCAGCACTGGAACAACAATTAATGAGTTTATCAATAGAGCCATATCTAAAGAACTTGAACACGAAATGGCTTTGTAAAATAGTATACGTGCAAAAAATAATACAAGAAATTAAATTTTTTCTTAATTATTTAAGAGAAGATCCATACGAATTTATTGCCATAGTATTAGGTATTTTTTGGCTGTTACTATTACTTGTTGGAAAATAATACCAGAAACAAAGAGAGGGTATGCGATACTCTCTCTTCCAAATCACTTACCATAACTTGTATCAATGACTTTGCAGCCATTTGTTCCGTCTTTCTCTGCACGCCTCTAAGGTAGGTGCACAATAAGAAAACACTCACCGTACAATAGAAATGCGCCGACTTTCACAAGCCAGCGCACATAAGAGCAATGAAAACACAAACAAGGAGTGTTTTCGGTTACAAAGGTACTAAAAAAACACAACTACAAAAAGTCTTTAAGCAACTCTTCATCACTAATAAAGCTATAATCTCTAGGATAAAACGTATTCGCTAATGCATCCATATAGTCAGGAGAACGTTTAATACGTTTTTTGATATCTTCTTTAGGCTCAATGATAATCTTTCCATTACTAAGGAACTTCCACTTGGTTTCGGTAGCCTCCTCCATTAACTGATCGCAGGGTGGGAGAGCGGCACCAAAACCATTTTTAGGATTAAGCCAGTCACGTAAAGCCCAATATAGGTATGCTCTCATATTTGCAAATTCATATTCGCCAGTAATATCGTGTAAGCCATCTGCCCCTTCCGAATATTTGCATGAAAAAGCGTTTGTAAATTTTTCTTCTAACAAACGAGAATAGACACCTGCTCCCTCTCCAATAGTATCAATAAATGCTTTTGCTCCTTTCTTCTTTAGATAGGGAATCATCATACCTACCACATGCATGTGATCCGCACGCCCGGCAGATTGATGAACTTCAAATTGAGAAACGTAGTTACCGTATCGCGGACAAAGCACACTGTTATCGCGTCCCATACCGGCAACGTCAACACCTAACTTACAAGATTTGGCTGGGATAAAACCATTTTCCTGTAACTCCTGCCAATTCCTGTTTGCTATTTCTATCCATTCATAAGGGATGAGAACATCTTCCGACACTTTAGGAAACATACCAAGTACCTTGACGCGAAACAAATCGTTAGGTCGGTATAGCTTACCTTCCCAATTGAAATCGCCTTCACCTTCGTTGAAGTCCGCTTGCTGGATAGGTGAGCACCAATTTATCACTTTGTCCTTAACCCATTCATAATCCACTTGACCGGGTATTACAATTTGCTTCTTTACTACATTTTCTGCATTTAGAGAGCTAAGTCTGAATTTTGCAAAACGGTCAGACTTCATGGCACGAGCTGCGTAACCGGTAGTAACATTAGGATTGAACACTATGAGAAAGCGGGAATTACCCTGTAAGTTACCTTCAATAGCGTTGTATGTCGCTTCTGATATACCGGAAGCTTCAGTAACAACAAACATGGTATTTACAGCATGGAAACCAGACCATGCTTCTGTGTTGTCATCACCAGCTTTGAACCCCGTTAGAAACCACTCTTCGTAATCTGTTTTAATGCCGGAAGATAGTAGACGTCCGGGCAAGAACCCTGCATTTCTAAATAAACGGGATATTTCAGGTATCATTATATTTTGAACCTGACGAGCTGTAGGAGCTGTCATGGCAATCTTGGTATTCTTAACTAACTTACCTTCTTTCCAACGTGGAGTAAGATACATGAAGCACATAGATGCACAAGCTGCAATGTAATCTTTCCCACGAGCTGTGCCCGATGCTACAGCAGTCATTGGATTATGCTGAACGGATTGAAGAATAGCTTGTTGCTCTTTGTCTAGTCTTGAATGAAGAACATCATGAGCGAACTTGCACCAATCCTCTCGCCATGCTTTCATGTATCGTATAGACTTTTCATCTTTGCTCATTCCTCATCGTCTGGCAATTCTTGCATTAATTTCTCAAATGGATTAATACTCAAATCTTGCTCTACTTTTTCAACGTAACCGCGATGCTTCATTTTAGTCTTACTTAACCAAATAAGCATAGTATTATCGTGTTCCGTCAAAGCTTTAGCAAACATTGTCGTTTCTAGCTTATCATAGAAACTTTCTTCTACTTCTTTCCATTTTTCGGCAAAATCTGGATCATTCGCTTTCCATTTATAAGCAATTGAGCGTGATATTTCCACAGCCTCACAAGCTGCGGTAACATTCAGCATCCTTGCGTCCAAAGCTTTTAGGAATTTCGCTTTCTTTTGCCTTGTATTAAGCCTGTACTTCTGTGCCATCTTTATTTCCCTCCAATACATTGTTTACGATTTCCAACATCTTACAAATACTTAGTGCCTGCGCCTTGATTTTATATTTGGCTTGAACTTTAGTCGACACCTCATTCAACCGGCGCATTGTGTCCATATCCACCAAAGTTAGATTACCAATCTCTTTTTCTGAATAACATTCCAACGTTTCCATGAGTTTATCAAACGAAACCTTCTGCGTATCAACAAACATAAGAGTTACAGGAACGATTTCGTTATTCGGCATTTCAACCGTATAGTTGATATCCTTTACGCTTTCCAGAACTTCATTGCTGATATGCGCATACTCTTTCAGTGCGACATCTGTTATTTCATCAAGCAATTGCTTCAAAATCTCCGCATCGTCCTGCCCAACTATACTGTTATGTGACAATTGTGTTGCCAGCAACCAATCGTTTGTAGTCTCCTCTTCATCTATGTACATAACATGGATGGAAGTAAGCCCGGCCATTTTTGCCGCTTGTGTTCGGTGATTACCACTCACTACCGTATAAGAACCATCTGAATGCTTTACGCAAAATGGTACAGACGATAATTGACCGTCCCTACGAATGTTATTCACTAAGGCATTAAACGTGTCCTGCTGCATGAAATGCGCATTTTTCTTGACCAGCTTAATGTCAGATAACTGCACTTCCGCTATCTTGAATTTTCCCATATTATTCCTTTCTCGGCTCATCACCGTATTTTTTCACAAAATCTTTTAAAATATCATCTAAGTTTCCACGAATACCTGCATCTTGTATGTAATGGAGTTTACCAACACAGCGTTCATGCAGTTTAAACACTCCCCGATACTTCATACTTACCGGTTTATCGGTAAATACAGAAGTGGCAATCACTCCACATTCATGTTTATATCTTATGTCCAATTCATCTTTGAACTCTGACGAAAGTACACCCATAATTAGCAATCTACTCAATTTGGGCAATGGATGGTCTATCACGAAATCCGACTTCATCAAAACTGCATCCATGCCGTATTTGCTTACCTTCAGGAAATCAAACATACAAGCCCCGAACACATAATCATCCAAGAACCATAAGTAACAGAATGGCGCAGAACCGAGGATAATACCCTTTTTCAAGTAAATCATACGCAGATAATCAATCTCTGCCATAGAAGCACGTACAAACCGGAGTTTGCTTTTATCCGTAAGCATATAATCATCCGGCAGTCGTTTATATTTTAAAGGAACGATAGTACGCCTTTTAAAACTGCTGTCTCCACTTTCTACCACATTAGACCAAATATATGCGCGTTGGTCTTTGAATACCTCTCTTCTGCCCATAAATCCATGCTGCGAGAGAGCCATGTAATTAACTTGTTCTTCATTTATTTCTGCATATTTCGTTTTAATTCGTTCTTGCCATCCAAGATCATCCATCAAGAAACGTTGCAATGCGTTACTTGTAGCTTTCATGCCGGAATGAAATTCATTCTGATAGATTAGTATATCATCCTCTTTACAATTAAGAATCGCATCCGATATATCAGCACAATAAAGCACTTCAATAGACTTACTTTTAAGGTTATCTACTATATTTTGATAACGTTCCGTATACTTCTTATGGTAATGCTCCAACTTTGCCATAAAATCGTCATAAAGCGATTTGTGATAAATATCCTGTGAGTTCTTATGCTTCTTGATGGCATTAAAAAGGTGAATAGTGGCAATAATTTCAGCAGGATTTTCGGATTTGATACTTAGAAACTTATATTCTTCATTAAAGCGTAATTCTTGTATTTCACCTTTGATTGCTTTATACATCATGTAGATAAAATACTCCTTTGTATACACCTTAATTTCACGGTTGGTAAGTACCTGCTCTATATCCATATAATACGAGTTTACCACATGGGCTACATCGAATTTGGAGGCCTCTTTCTTGATAAAGGAAAGCATACGGTTGGATTTCTTAAACATGGAGCCTACTACTGTAACATTATCCGAGTGTTCTGCTGCCCAAAGTAACGGTTTATGTCTTTGGGGAACCTTAGAATAGTCTATATTGAACACTTCAAGGCACCTATCAATTGTGGTGAGTTGCTTATACTCTTCCATATCTTCATGCAGGTAGGCGTACTCCACAAACGAATACATGAATTTGATTGTTTCCAGTATTTTATCGAAATCCCAGGAGCTATTGAAGATCCTAAATTCTGCCGTTCCTATCTTTCCAATAGAACATAAATTAAGCCAATACCGGATATGCCCTCTGTCTGAACCATTGCTAAAGATCTTCAGCAAGTTATCGATATTATCGGCTTCCAGTACACGCTTTACCACATCCCAAGGTGGACTAGGCACGAGGTATTTCGTTTCCCACCACTCGGCGATGTCAAATATCCGCTTGATAGGATATGCAGTATAGTAGGATAGAACAAACATGCGTTTGATAACATCCAAATCCATATCCTTGATATACAGATGTGCATCAAAACCTTCATTCCACATAAGATAGCTTCCTGCATCTTTCATGGTCTGAATGAAGTCCTTCAGTTCTTGCAAATCTTCTGCACAATAATGGTACGGTCGAGTGTTTATCTCACCGCCAAACTGACCGTGATGCGTAACTGCCGAACCGTCCGAGTTGTTCATCATGGTTAGCTTGTTATCCGTCCATTTGTAACCGGATGGAAGAGGAATACGCTGCTTATCGCCATCCGCAAATTCCAGTTCTATGCCAAATGTACGATTGGCTATGTAGTCAACCCACGGTTTATCTATATTCATGTTCTGCATATCTCAATTTTACTAATGATTTATAACTGGGAGTGAACACAACAAAGTTTCCAATACAATAATCAGTACAACGACCATTGATTACCTTCATTACAGTGTATTCGCTTGAACTATCTGAATATTGCAAACCATCGTCAAAGCAACGACACTCATTCATGTCTGCCATAGAATAACCGCAATCAATAAGTATTTGACTGCGTTCTGGATAAACGCCTACGACCTTAGTCCACAATTCAATACCATTCACACCCATTTTTTTTTCATCTCCATTGTACGGAATTGTACCAAATAACATATATTCTCCAATGCGTACATCGCTTATGAATTTAGGCAGGTTTTCATTCTGTCCTAACCAAAAGCTACCACCTAAACTGATTGATTCAATATCGCCATTCAATATTGCCCATATTTCACACAGTCGTTGCATACTTGGTCTGTTCCCATTCAAACAACCAGAGGTTATCATTCCGTAAGCATGGGCATTATCGTTACAAGAACGAACCATCTTTGCAATCTGTCTTGCCTCGAACAGGCTTACCCCCTCTCTATTATCAAACGCATTGATAGGAATGTAGATATTATTGATGCATCTGTTCACAACACAATCCATCGCATCATACACAGTAGTAACCACTGCGCCTTTCTGATTACAGCTTGATTTCCCTATAGAGTAACATACGCTATCTTCAAAGTGAAGCGAAAAAATTTCATTATCAACTCTATGATGGATATGCTTCCAAATATCCTCATAAAAGTCTTTAAACATAAGTGAAACAGGAGTATTCACAAGCGATTCCGCTTTTCTGATATTCTTGACGAAGTTATCTGTATATATAATTACTTTCATAATTCCCACTTTAAAATGATACGTTCAATCCCTTTGTATTTGGTATCTCGCTTGAACGAAAAGCCTGCATTTGTGAAACTTTTAATGCTGGCTTCGTTTTTGGGAGAAGTCATCGCAAATATTTCTTGTACTCCTTTAGATACCAACTTTGTGATATTAGCATTGATAAGAATATACTGGAATCCGCTACCTCTGTAATCTGAACAAACAAAGCATTTGTCGATATAAGCCGTACCATATTCCGTGAAGTATGCCAGAGAATAGGCAGCCAATCTATCATTTAACCATAAGCCATAACTGCAACTGGAGCGCAAGCATTTGACTATATCTTCCGGTTCCGAAGCGAAACACATATCCGGATTGGGAAGAAGGGTTTGCTCTATCTTTTCAATATCTAACATATCAGATATGGATAAAGATTTGACCTGCATCTTATACTCTATGCTTCCTCTCTGTATTGGGAACAATGGTTCGTAACGGTCAATCCATGCTTTAGAGAGGAATGTATCTATATCTGTTTTAGGTAGCAATGTTTTTCTGTAATTATCGAAAACGTCTAATACAAACGCCTTATGTTTTGTTAGTTGTTCATTCTTCAGCGGGCATTTACTACTACGAAACATAAAACCTTTTTTCACAGACTTTACCCATAACGGATAAGTGCGACACATGATAGGCTTATAACCATTGTCACATGACTTACAGTCTTTGGAAATGCATTTTACTTTTTTACCGCCAAAATAATCATCGTCTATAATCTGTAAATGGGAAATTTCTTTTTGGTGCCCATCAAGTTCATGGGGCAAAATTACAATATGTCCGTCTGATCCAAACGAACAACACTTCCAACCGCATCCGGAGTTTTCACATGCTCTTATTAGTCCTTTATTGCTCATATATTTAAGTTGTATATAACTTCATATACATTTTGCGTTAAATGCCTGCCGGGCATATTCCCAGCAGGCTTAACACAAAAAATCAATCATCTGCAAGCTACTTGCAAGAACACTTATGCAGTCCTTCGGCTTCTTTTAGTCGTGTCAGATGGCAATTTCCATCACCCCGTAAACTACACAAGCTTTAATGTTTTTGTTTTTGCTTATCGCTACTATAAGGGTTGAGCGGAAACAGGGAGTCGAACCCCATTCTTTGGCTGGAATACCAACGCTCTACCGATGAGCTATTTCCGCAGATGCCGTCTTTCCGAGCTGCCAACATTATGAACCGCCATGTAGCCACAGTCAACATTCACATGATTTTGTGAAGATCCACCTTGATTGATACCCTTTGGACTTATATGGGTTTCACCATACTCTCTCAATCTACTATTTTCTTCTATATATCGGTTGCTCCCATAACAACCTCAAATTTTAGAAAATGGTGCATTCATTGATACAAGGCTGTGGGAACTCAAGGATTCGAACCTTGTTCTTCGGATTTTCAGTCCGACGCATAGACCATCTTTGCTAAATTCCCTTTTGCCTATGCTGTCAAACCACCGCTTGTTTGGCAAATCTGGCAGCATTCCATCAAACGCTATTGATGGTTGGCTAATATCTTTTCCAACTTATCAAGAATCTTATCAAACTTTAGCCCCTTACAAAAGGCTTTAAAAAAGTCTTCGCAGGACTTACCAAATTCTATTGCGCTTTCTTTCAAAGTCATAATATTAAAAAAGACTTGCTTGTTCGTACTTAGGCTCTTTTCTTTCAACAACTCCGAACTCTGTTATTTCAATGTCGGTCTTTTCGGTAAGCCATTTTGCCAAAATATGCCGATGGCAGAAATCACCCGGCTTTTCGTAACAGCAGAGAGCAACATCTTTGCCTTCACTGAGTCGCTGGATGGTTTGTATCAAATCTTGTGGATTGACTTTTGCAAGGACATCATTCAAATACATATTCGTGTATTCTTCATAAGTCCATTTATCATCCAGCATATATCTTTTTGGTGCAACCTCTATTATTTGAGGAGCATTATAATATCTTGGCTTCCCTAACGCAACACATATCATTTTTACGTTTGCGGCTGCCAACTTTCTGTAATTTCCGAAATAACTTGTGTAAATTTTCATTGCTCTTTTTTTTATTTTTATGGTGTAAAGATATAAAATATGGCGTAAAAAACGTCACTTTTAGTCATAAATTTATTTAATTTGATGATTTTATTGTCTCAACCTTGTAACATTTCATCATGTGATCTGTTTCGCACCCCATATTGAAGATGTTACCGAGATAGTACTTGTGAGCTTCTTGCCCTGATAGGCTAATAGGAGTAACAAACCAGTCTTTATTACCTTGTTCGTCTTTTAAATACACTTTTACAGTTGTTTTCATTGCTCTATATTTTATCCGTTATACGCTGCTGTTATCTTTTCTGCATGAAGTTCTTTTCTCAACTCACCGTTCTTGTATATTCTTACAGATACGATTCTAACCGTATCGGACAAGAAACGTCCGCAGTCCCTCGTCACCTTTTGTTCCAGCTTCAAAGCTTTAGCCAAACTTTTTGTACGCTTCTTTATTGTGTTTTTGAATCCGAAAACATAATCTTCGGTATCAATCTCAAATGAATATGTAGTGGAATACATCACTCTTTGAAGCTCTTTTGTTAGTTCTGTTACTTTGCTCATTTGCTCTCTTCTATTATTAGTCGTTATTATTTCCAAGAAGTTCTTGTAAAGCAGACTTATATCCGTCCAACGCCTGTTGTGTATATCCCAATCTGAATTTTTTATCTGCTGAAAGAGAGTCGTTGTTCAATCCTTTTTCAATAGCTTCAATGTTTGCTTTGTAGTATCTGATAAGTTCTTCTGTTTTCATTGCTCTTGACTTTTACTTGTTATTAATAGGTGTTATTTTGAGATTGTAAAGATACAAATAATATATTGAATATCAGTATTTTACATCTTAAATATCGCAAGCTTAAACTTTGTTTAACTTTCTATATTTCAACGTGTTACCAAATTTTTCAACGGTGGTGCCGCTCCGCTTGTTGCCTCCACGCCTGGATAGTTGGTTATTTAAACACGTGATCTATAAATACCGTATTAGTTTGCCATTCTCCGCGCTTTTTGAAAACGAAATACCCGCGTATTGTTGCCGTTTCATTCATTCCGTTTGCAAAATCATAAGCGGCTTGTTGGTCCTTTCCGAATTCTTCGTTTATCGTTCCGCTGTTATTGCTCACCCTATAGCGTAGCTTTGCAGGGGCTTTTGTTCTATCTGTAATAATATTCATACTTTCCGTTTTGTGCAATTGCTTGCGGTTAATAATTCGTTATTAATGTCCTGCATACACTTTTCGTGTTAATGGTGTATGATAAATTCGATAGTTGCCAAATGGGTAAGATGTTCTAAAATATTTCTTTACGTTTGCTACATACGCAAAATAAATGTGGTCAATCTTTTTACAACGCACTGTATTGTCCAATGCAGCAAGTGCAACCCGGCAAAATTGTTCTTGTAAATTTGATAGTGTTTTCGTTCTCATATTCGCTTTGATTTAATGTTTTTAAGTTTATAAAACTAGTTCCCGTATATTCATCAAAGACTACGGTTAAGCCGATACGGGATAATTGGTTACTTTTGGTTTTTCCATGTATTGTAGTCATTCGTAGACTCAAAACACATAAAGCCTCCATACACCTTGGCGACATTTGAAGGCGTAAACGGACATTCTTTAATAGCTTGATATCTTGTTTTTACTTCTGCAAAATAAACTCTCATAATCACTTTATTTTATTTGCAATGCTGCGTAGTATCCTCCGATCCATATTAATAACTCTTTCGGGGTGAAATACCCGCTTATACGCTTATTCGGGTAACGTGTTGTTATTTCGCCGTCATCACCATCCGCCAATATTATAGAGTATGTTTGTTTCGACAACCTTGATGGATAGAGGGCGAAACCATTTGCCCTGCAATATGATTGTAATTGCTTTAATGCTTCTTTCTGTGTTAGATTCATATTCTTATGGTGCTGATTTCAACATATATTTTGATAAAAGGATGGATTTACTTTTCTCTATCTCGCTATTGGTGTCAATACCAATCTGCTGGTAGAATCCGACATTACCAGAAAGACATTCATACGCAATTTTCAATGTTCTACGTTCTTCTTTTGTAAAACCTACGCGGAACGTGGAGAAAATAGCCAATGCGGCTTTAAAATCACCGCACCGGAGTAATGAGATTGCTTTATTGGTTTTCGTTTCCATTTCCCCACAACTTTTTAGCAAGCTCATAATTCTTTTGTGCCTCATTAACTGCTTTCTTGGCATAAGTAAGAGTATAAGCATGTTCACGCGGATATTTGCCAGACTTTACACCTTCATGGTATTCTTTCGCTTGTTCCAACTTGTGTTTGTAGAAGTCAATGCTTTCCGGCATTGAGAGATTAATCGTATTGGCTCTTTCTTCCCAATATTTGGCCACTCTTTCATGTTCATTTGCCTTATCAATGAACTCAACGCTTTTACCCATGTTGTTCCAAGCATCATCTATTGCTTTTCTATGCCTTCTTTCGCTATGATGTCCGACCTTGATAGGTTCTCCAAGTGAAAGGAAATCTCTATCCTTATTCGATTTATCAAAGTATTGCTTGCTTTTACGTTCAGACGATGCGGCCCATTCATGTCTGCGTTCTGCCCTTTGTTTCGCCCATTCCTGAACATTAAAACCGTCAGCCCTTACTATAGAGTAATAGTAAAAACCGTCTTTCTCGAAAATCAGATTGAAAACGATGCTTTCGTTTTCTTTGCCATACTTGGTGGTAACTAGAATTTCTTCACCTTTTTTGTGCATCTCTTCGCACTTTGCCAAAAACACGTTTGGCGCAAACTTGTAATATGTGTTCATTGCTCTTATGTATTAAATTGCTAACTTTAATATTTCTATATCTCGAATAAGTCTATTGGCTCTCTGCCTTTCATTACTTGCAAAGTCTTCATTACAGATACTTTCGTAGAATGCCGCATTTTCTTCTGCTTCTTTTAACGACATCTCTTTGCGTTCTATCAAAGACTTTATTGTATCAATATCATTGCTATTAATAATTTCTTCTAAAGCTGTCTTCTTTGTTAATTCGATTGTTGCTTTCATTGCTCTTGTCTTTTAATTGTTAGTAATATTGGTTTCTTTTAAGTATTGTAAAGGTACTCATTATCAATGAATTAGCCAAATATTTACACAATTATTTTAGTCGTAAAGTGCTCATAACCAAAGATTTAACTTTTAGAATAAAACAGCAGACATGATACAGATGATGCATCGGAAATGGTTACTTTGTATAGTTTGCTCATGGATTTTTCTTTTTAAGTATTTCAATACATTCCTTTACTCCATCATCGAAACCCTGTTTATAGCCTCTAGTATATTCCCCTATATTATATACCGTCATTGACAGAAAAAAATAGAAGGATACCTAAAGCCTTATGCCAACCAGGAAGCGAGATGGAAAACGGCTTAAATGTAATTGTGAGATCGCCAACCCATAATAGGGCGATAATACATATAGATATAAATAAAATTGTTTTCATCGCTTATTATGCTTTTTAAAATATTCGTCAAGAATAAGTTTGGATAGCTTGTACACCAATACAATCATACATGCTATCATTACAAATACTAAGACAATTCTAACTAACAAGAACTGATCAATAGCCCAAAGTAGAGAAAAATATACGGGTAAAGACAGTGCAGCTATAACACCGGATATTATTTTATTCTTCATTACTTATCTCCTTTCAATAATTCCAGGTTATCAAACACATTACCAATCACTTCGCATCTATCGCTGACATACCACAATGGGGTAAAACCACATGCCTTGTTCTTGTAGCAGAACATTCCTTTATGAAATAGTACTTCAACTGTAAATTGGTAGGAACTTTCGCTTTCATGAATCAGTATTAGATCATGTTCGAAGATGCTATTACCGTTCTTATCGGTTATTTCGCTGAACTGACAGACTGTTTCAGGAAGAACTACACAAGTTCTCTTTTTTGGAATAAGTTCAGCATTTTCAACGAGTGTAATAGTTGGGTAGTATCTTGGATATGTTGTCAAAGATCCTTCTATCCACTGTCTTGTTTCAAATTCTTTTCCTCTGAATTTTATTTCACGTTTCATAATCAATATCTTTTTCCGTTCAACATAGGTCTTAATTCGTTATATTTTTGTTTTTGCTCGATATGCCAAAGCAAATCTATGTCAAGATGTTTGGCAAGTCCAAAAATTGACAGTATCATATCATTCACAGTAATAGAAAAATCAAATATTCCGTCATATCTAACAGGAAGTGTAGAGATGGAATAGATTGATTCGGTGAAAGTTTCGTCTTTACAGGCTTCTGCCATATCTTCAATACAGTCATCAATATCTCCGTTGGCAAGTTCAAGGCTTATCCCTCGAAGTCCTGCAAGGTCAAGCAGGCGTATAACCGCATCACTCAATTCATCAGGAAGTGAATCTTTTATATGCTTTTCAAAGGAGCACTTAAATCGCTTTTCTTCTTCCACTAATGCAGGATAACGATTGTATTCCATTTCAAAACGACGTTTACAATTTTTTCCTAATCTACCTTTTCGGTCCGCTTCCACCGCTTCCATAAGCTCGGAAATGATAAGACAAAGAAGATGTTCATTACTCAGCTCCTTATCATGGAAACCGTGCTCGTAATCGGTCTTATAAGCTCGATCCCGTAGTTCGTTTAAATTAATATTTTTCATAATCATATAAGTTTTAAACATTCTTTAATCCCGGCTTCAAGTGCTTCTTCGTAGGTATCCCATTCCTCTCCGTCATTTGTTCCTTCATAAACAGAACTAGTTATATGAGTTCCATTGTCAGCTTTAGATATTTCGTATCCATAGCCACAAGCACAGTTATATACGCATATATGAATATTTTTGGTTTCACGTAACCACTTTTGGGCGACGGATTGCGGAGGAACAGATAGGTATTTATAACAATGATTCAAAGTGGAAACATCTATGAGATATTTTCTTTCATTGAACCCTTTCTCTTTAAGCAGTTTAGCAGTTTCTAATGTTACAAGTTCTTCAGTCATGGTTATTCTCCTTTCTTTTGTTACTTATTACATTCTTCACAATGTAATTTATAAGCATGGGCAAACATCTTTAACGTAACAGGATCAAAGTGAAAATCTGCCTGTTTCCCTTCTATGACAACTGAAACACATAATTGACCGTCGCAAAAGTCAATATATACCTCGCCACCTCCATCCCCTCTAATAGAAAAGGTTTGTGTCTGTACACTATTCATGGTTCTCCTCCTTTAATCTTTTAATTAGGGCATCAGCACAATTAAGCGAATATTTAGCGACTGCCTCAGAATTAATACCATTCTCGTTTGCTATAACAACTTTAATAATGTCTTTTGCCAATTCGTACCTACGTTGTTCCCAATCAATGTTTTCACTAAAGAAATTAAGTTCTGCCAGCTTGAGATACATGTTTCCCACCAATGCAGTACCATCATCATATAAATCCTTAATCTCTACAATTTCTCCAGTTGATTTTACTCTTGCTTTCATAATTTACTTTTCTTTAAGACTTATCTCAATTGAATATTTGTCAGTTAGCTCGGTTTTTATTGCCTCCTTACTTAAGGTATATAACATGTTATAGCCTCCTTGATTTTTTATTTCATCGGAAACCATATGTCTAATCCAGTTGTCCAGAGAAACATCATTTCCATAAGTATTATGGAAAACTCGTTTAACCTCCTCTCTAATGATAGGAATCATTATCTCCCTTATATCCTCTTTAGTCAACTTTAGTTCGTTGTGGATATAGTTCTTTACTTCTCTGTATCTATATTTACTCATGATAATTATCCAATAAGTTTACGTTCTTGTTTATTCCTCCTCTGTTATTATACATCCTAATAACACACCTAGATATTTCATTCCAAGTTCGGAAACATGGTACACAATTTGTTTTTCTATATCTAACAATCTTCTATTCGCGTAACCAATAAACACCAACTCTTCCCAATCATCATCAGGATGATTAACAATATACCAGTTACGATAAACCTTATATCTATTTCTTTTTATTTTACCACGCTCAAACCCTATAGCGTGTTCCATTTTTTCTATCTGTCTTAATGATAATTTTACATCATCCATAGCACTAATGTATAAATTCGTCCAATACCTTCTTTACAAGTTCATAGCATGATAATTGCCAATCTTTCGCAATATCATCTATTTTATCATCATAATGATTGTCATAAACATACTGATTCAAGTTGTCAATAAACCCATCACCGTCAAGACCTTCATCACAATCATCAAACATGTTAAGTTCATAGGCTAATTGGGTGCAATCACAGTGACTAACCCAATCATAAACACGATCATCACAAACATTGGTCTGTCTGTTATATTTTTCTCCAATGTGTATTACTTCACCGCAAAATTCACATCTATGCTCTTTGCGAGCGATAGGAGTTTTATTTCTTAATACTTTTATCATTTTAATTCATTAATTAAAGCATCAGCACAAGCAATTGCAAACCGGGCGATGCTTTTAGGTATTGTACGTTTCTCTCCATTCTTGTAATCTGCTTCCGAACTAGCGTAACCAACTATTGTTTTATCACTTAAAATCCCTTGCATGGCAGCTTTCGCCAATTCGTATCTACGCTGTTCCCAGTCGATAGCTGAAAAATCAAGTTCGAATTCCTTGAAAACCATGTTATCACATACATATAAATAATCTTTGCTATGTTGAGAGTTGATGTTTAATTGAGGAGTTACATCTACCAAAACTCCTGTTGATTTTACTCTTGCTTTCATTGTTTAATCATTTATTTTAACATAACGCTTAGTAATAGTACCGAATGAATGATACCGATGCCAAACTATATTTCCACGCTGAATACTAGTAAGCCAATCACAAGCCTTAAATACTTGTCCTACATTGTATAGGAATGGTCTTTTTTGAATTTTTCTTTTTATTCTTGCTTTCATTGTTCCTCCTTTCCGATTTTAACATATCCGTTTTCAATGCACCAACACAACATATCGTATGCCGCATCAATTAATGAATGAGACCTAAATTCTTTATAGTAGTCAAACTCCGAGTAGCATATATACCATTTTTCGCTATCATGGGACATTACAAGCCAATAATTATTTGTACCTGTTTTTATTTCTTTCGGTAACAATTCTAAAACGTCAAGCAAAGTAAATGCAGGGATACAATGTTGTATCCTAAATGGTTCCTTGAAAGTATTCCATTCACGTAAACTTAATTTGGGTTGTTTGTCTTCTTCATAAGGATACAACATCCATGTCATACTTGCATTGCTTGTATCTATACCAAGATCCCCCAAATGCTTCATCTGTTCAATTGACAATACTTTTTTCATTCCTTTTCCTCCTCTGTTTTAATATCCGTTACTTTGCCACGACTGACAAAGAAGAAACAACCCATCACATCGCACAGATATAATTCATTCCTCATCTTACACTCTTTGCATTCTTTATTCAACGAACATTTACTGCAATCGAAATTTAGACTGGACGCATCAATCAGTTCAATCATTTCATGCAACACACCGTCTATTATTATTCCGTTATTTATTTCCATATTGTCTAATTAATTTAATTGCTAATAGAGGGTCTTTATCTCCTATTTGATTGATTAGCTTTGTAAATTTGTCCACTCTGCCATAGTGTCTAACGCAAATAGCATTTGCCTTCATCGAGCGTCCTAATCCGTATAAATACTCCATGCGTGCATTTCTACGGATATTCTTCATTATCTTTTTTGCTTGTCTTAATTTCATATCTCAATCTCCTTTCTGTTTAATTCGTTCAAATACATCCCTGTTGGCTTCTAATATTTCATCGAAAGACGGGATGGGCATCCACATGTCACATTCGTAGTCGTTCCAATCCTCAAATTCAAATCCTCCGTCTGTCGCAACGTATGGCGATCTCCCGGATGAAACAACGATATAGCCACTAACAATCGCTCCATTTGATACCATTCTGCAAAGAACAAGCTTGTTTGGTTCCGGCAACCGTTCCTTCACGCTTATCCACGGGTATTGCTTGGACTGCCATTCTGCACCGTCCTTAAAGCCATCCAAGTAATACGGCTGATACTCGTCATTGTATATGCTTCTATCTATCACGCAGCTTTCTATTGCTGCTTCTTCTACTGTCTGTTTCATAATTTAATGTTATTAATTATGTTATTTAATATCTGAAACATTTTGTTGCATTACATTCATATCTATATCTTGAATGGCTTCCGCTTTTTTATTCCTTAAATAATCTATATAAGGTTCGGGATTACCCTGTATCATTTCAATAAAGGGAAGTATATCCCATGCTTTATTACTGTAAGACATATTATTCCTAATATGGTCTGACATTTCTTTTAAAACCCATTCCGCACCTGCAATGAACCCTTGATAATATGCAGGGAATAAACTACCACTGCTTCTACTTTCAGCGAAAGAATGAGCTGCTTCTTCTAATGTCTGTTTCATATCCTATCCTTTGAAATTTCTCATGTATTCGCAATCCTCATCACATACACCTTTCTTTGCACAGTGAGGGATATTAGTTCCCCGATTATATTCAAAATTATAACATAGGTTTCTGTTTTCTTTCCTTCTTTCCATAGGACCAAGTGTTCTTGCTGAACTCCATGATTCATAGTCATTGCTAGACGCCTCTTTAAGAACGCATCCATCATCGTTATATAGCTTTCTAACTTCATTCATAATCTGTTCCGTTTTGAGGATTATCCATTAAACTTAAACTCATCCATATATCCCATTTCTTTCAAGCGGATATTAAACTCTTCAACCGAATCATTATTAGGAATAAATCGCTCAAGAACATCGTTAAAAGGGTGCAGATCGTTTTTTAAAATATCATTAGCCTCTTCTTCTCCACGTTTCTTTCCTAATCGGTCTTTGCATAATTCTATGTAATCATCTTTTGTCATATTGTAGTGCGTGACTGTATCAACAATTGTACTAAACCTACAATATAAGCCGTTTGGCTGTTGGGCTATAAATGATCCCATAATTACCTCCTTCTAATTTTTTATTTATCCACGGTTGATTTTACAATAATCTTATTATCGGATGATGGCATTACAACCACATTCCCGGCATCTGTGCTAATTTTTAAGATAGGATTAGAATTTGCGTCAATACTGGCTACTATAATCATATCTCCAAAAACATATCTTTTATCTTGTTCTAATTCATTCATTTCTAATCTGTTTTGAGCCTTTTCAGACTACATCGTTAATACTAATTTCTCCTTTCAAAACTCGTGCTACCTGCCTGTCGATAATCTCTTGAAATTCAATTTGGCAGATAAGCGAGCAATCCGGTATAATCTCTTCTACTGGGTCGCCCCGCCACGTTGGTAGTTCATCAAGGAAGATACGACCGTCTTTATCCTTTAGGCAGGTAGCTCCAACATCACGCTCAATCTTAGCCATCCGGTCAAACACTTTCGGAAAATCCTTCCGTATCTTATTCCAGTAGCCCATTCCACCTTTGACACAACCGATACAATTATTGTTATTATAGCCCATCTTGTACATAGCAGGGATTTCAATGCCAGCTTTCCAAAGCATTCCCATTGCATCCGGCTTCGTAATCTGCTTTTCAATAAGCGGAAATAGTGGATTTGTATCTGGATATTGCTGCTTAAAGCGGATGGCGCGGTTTATTTCTTTCGGGTCAAAGTCGAAGCCCCAAACTTGACCATCCCAAGAACCAAGTTCCTTCTCCAACTTGTAACGGACTTGCTTCTTTAGCTCAAACGTACAAGCTGCTCCAGTAGAGCCATTGATATACCGTTTTTTAATCAGTACATCTTCTACGTTAAAATATTTATCGCTGCGAATGGTGTGTATTGGCTGATCGTACCATTTTTCACAATCCGCAAGGAATCGGGTGTTATCAGGATGCCCGGAACCAGTTTCGATGTAGTAGAGTTGTACATCGTTATATAAGCTTAATGCTATTTTACAAGCAACTGCGGACGTAACACCGCAACTGAACCATGCTATTATCATTTTATTCCTTTCTAATCTGTTATACGTCAATTATCTTATCGTTGATATGAAATATGTTGTCACTCACAAAATCGTATATTTTATACATCAGTTCTGGCTCTTACTATTTTCCCATTATCCAATATCAAATATAACCGGCATTTATAGCTGACTGTATCCGCCCATTGGTGAGCATATTTCAAATACTGATGTAGCTTATACCTTCCGGGATTATTCATCATTTTATTTCTTATTCTTTTTTTCATCGTTATTAATTAATTGGTAGTTTCATAAAACACATCCACATAGTTTTGCCATGCCTTCCGGTGGTGTGACCGAACAACGGCTGCCGTCCGATGGCTTTCAATACTTCTTTAACCGTTATCTGGTCTTCATTCCATTTGAAAATGAGAACACCGTAATTTTCAAGTACTCGAAAGCATTCATCAATTCCTTTTTTTATCACCCTTGGCCAATCTTCGGGAAGTTTACCATACTTCTTGGCCAACCAACTTTCTTTACCCACATTTAGAAGATGGGGCGGATCAAAGACTACCAATTTAAAAGATTCATTTAGGAATGGCATATTGGTAAAATCAGATACAATATCCGGATGAACTTTCAGACTTCGACCGTCGCAAAGAGTATGCTCTTCATCTCTAATGTCAGCAAACAAGGTCCAAGGATTTTCCTTGTCGAACCAAAACATACGGCTGCCACAACAGGCATCTAATATGATTTTTGTTTCACTCATTTTT